ACCTCGTCACGGCGTCGTCCGGTGCTAGTGTGGATCCCGGAGAAGTGTGGGGCTTCCTGTCCACGATGGGCACGCAGGCCAGCACGGCGAGCCGGAACCATGTGGCGGGCTACTTTCAGGCGCTACGCAATGGTTTGCCAGGCGCGGGCGTCGGTGTGCCGGTCGAAGGGTTGGTGGTCGAGGCGCGGGACAAGACCGGCGTCGGCACGGCATCCGCTGGCAAGATGCGGACGCTCGAACTCGATCTCTATGCCAACGGCGCGGACGACTTCGCCGGCGTGGGGCGCGAGGTCATGCCGATCGTCCTCGGCAAGCACGACACGCTCGGCACCAGCCCGACCATCAAGTCCCTGATCGGCGTCTATCCGGTGTCCGGCGATGGTGTGTCTCTGACGCGCGGGATCGGGTTCTACAACACGCTGGCTTATACGCAGTCCCTGATTGACACGCGAGATGCGGCGCAAGGCGGTTCGGCCAACGCGATCTGGCTGAAGTCAGGCGACAGGATCGCCTTTGATGGCGACAGCACAACGCTCAACACGGCGTCGACCAACTTCCTATCTCATAGCTCCAGCGCGATCCGAGCAAGCGGGACATTCGTTGCGGCCAATACGGGCGCCGCACCGATTACGCTGGCAAGCGGCTCGATTAGCGTCCCGGCCAGCCAGAGCCTTGCCATCCAGCTTGCGACGGCGGGGCAGAACATCACGTTTAGTGCGCCGGGGCTTGGCAACGTCCTGACGGTCACGCCGAACAGCAACGGCAACGCCCTATTCGGCGCGGCCCCTAACAACGTGTTAGCGGCCAACCGCTTAACTGCCAGCCAGATTTATTCGCCCGGCGCAACCTACAATTTAAGCGGCACCGTCACACCGACGTTGATCACGGGCAACGGGGCGACCGTCACTGTGACGTTCCCGGCCATCGCGGGGATCATCATTCCGGTTGGCTCCACGGTCACGACAACCGGCTTCACACCTTCGGGCTACAACGAGGCGAACAAGGTCGTCGTCACGTCCACTGCTACCAGCCTGACCTATGCCAGCACTGCGACCGGCACCATGACGGTTGCGGGTAGCATGGCCTATAAGATGCTGCCGCCTGATCTGATGCTCTTGAACAGCAATTGGACGGGCGAGGCAGCAGCGGTTGGCACTCCGTTCAGCCCTTATAATTTCACGATATCGTCCGATACGGCCCTGACAGAAGCGACCGGCCACGGCGCCTCGGTCGTCAATGTCGCGCACAACTGGTCGGGCGCCGCGACGGGCGGCAAGCTTGGGATGCAGGTCACGATCGCGCAAACGGGCGCGACGAACGACAGCGGATCGCAGCAGCACGTCGTGGCCAACTTCCATGCGCAGGCGGCGTTCAACGCGGGCGGCACCGGCACCGGCACCAATGCGCACGGCACCCTCTACGGCACGAACCCGCAGACGCGGCTGCTCTACGGCGCCACGCGCTGGCGGGCTTTCAATGCGTTGGGCGAGGTCAACTCGTCGGTCAACGCATCCGAACAGCCGATCACGCTAGGCGGCACCGCCACGGCGGGCGATGTCGTCACCCTGACCTTCACCAGCGCCGATATCGTGGGTTCGCCCGTTGCCGTGACCTATACGGTTGGGGCAAGCCAGACGCTGCCTATGATCGCGAATGGTCTGTCCAACGCCATCAATTCTAACACAGCCCTACGCAACGCCCAGATTGCCGGCGTGTCGTGGACCGGGGCGCTGGTCGTCAAGTTCAACGTCCACATTGCCGCGCTAACGATCACCCCCTCTGTGTCGGGCGGCGCGACCGTGACGGCAGCCAAGGGCACGCTCGTCAACGGGGCCTCGGTCGACATCAAGCTCAAGGCGTCGTTCATCCCGCTGTCGGACGACGATCAGGCGGCATCGCTCGGTAGTGCGGCGATTGTCTTTGGCCGGCAGTATGCGCCCGCTCATATGGGCCAATACCAGCGCGGGATCGCGTTCAACGGCCATCCGCAATACGGCGGGACGTGGATGTGGTCGCGGGACAGCACCCTGATCGGGTCCAACCTGACAACCGTGATCGGCAATCTGGATGCCACGAGCCCGATCCCGCCGAACATCTCCAAGTATGGCGTCGACTGGCAGTATGTGAACTACACCATCTCCGGCGGTCGGGCGTTCCGGTCGTCCAACTTCGAGGTGGATGGAACGGGCGTCATCTATTCGGGCGGCGCCGTCATCACGCCGTCGTCGGCTGGCCTGTCGATCGACGTGACGGGCAAGACGGCATCTGCCATTGCCATCGCGGCTGGCGGCGGTGGTGGCGCCGGCCAGGTGATCGGCAACTACTTTCCGACCAATGACGTGTGCTTCGACGATTACGGCGGCCAATATCAAGTGGCAGCGGTCAATGCCTCGACTGGCGCCGTCACATCGCTAACCGTCCTGTCCTACCCCTCATACCCGTCTGGTGCTGCGCCGGCCAACCCGCTCACGGTCAACGGCGGGTCGGGGCGTGGCCTGACGGTCAACGCCACATGGCCGGCATCCGCGCTTCTCAGCCTGCAACCCAGCGGCGGGGGCGTCCTGATGACCGGCCTGAAGAACTCCACCAGCTACGCCAACGACGCCGCAGCCGCAGCCGGTGGCGTAGCGGTCGGGCAACTCTACCGCAACGGCTCTGTCGTCCAAATCCGCATCGTTTGAGGGAACATGTATACCATCACGATTCACGCCGAACGCCTGCAACACATCGTCGCGTGCCTTGAATCCGGGCCGTATCGCCTGTCTGCGCCCGTCTTGCAGGACATCATGACGCAGGTCCAGCAGCAGGACCGGGAGCGCATGGCCGCCGATCAGCAGAACGTCGATATCGCCGCTGGCGAGCGCCGTTGGGCTGAGATGGAAGACCAGATGAAGGCCGCCGATTGATGAGCGATTCGCCTGCCGCCAATGCGCCTCTGATGGACGCGCCCGAGGACTTTGGCCCGGGCGTCGAGGGTGAGGTTGCGCGCTGGCGGGCGGAAATCAGCCAGGCCAAGCGCCAGATGCACGAGTGGCACAATCGCTGCCGGCATATCGAGTGCAAATACCGGGCCGATGGTCGGGCAGGGGCACGCACACGCCCCGGCTTTGCGATCCTATGGTCTAACGTCGAGACCCTGAAGCCCGCGATCTATGCCCGGCCACCCGTTCCGGTCGTGGCGCGGACGTTTCAGGACTCCGATCCCGTGGGCCGTGCCGCTTCGATGGTGCTGCGGCGGAACATTCAGCACCAGATCGAGGAAGGGAAAGTCCACCGCAAGATCAAGCAGGTGCGGGACGATTACCTCCTGTATGGCCGTGGGGTCATGTGGGCCGTCTATCGCCCCAAGATCGGCAAGGTCCTGCAACTCAACACCGAGGCCGAGGAATACGGCGAGGAAGAACGGCTCGAAGGCGAAGAAGTCGTATGGGACTTCGTGCGCCGGTCGGACTTCCTGCACAGCGCATCGGCGAATTGGGAAAGCGTCACATGGGTCGCGCGCTGTGTCCGGATGACGCAGGATGAGGGCGTGGCGCGGTTCGGCGGCAAGTTCCGCCGCGTGCCGTTGTCCTACAAGCCAGAGCGGCGCGACGGGGCGAACGAGCAGGATAAGTCCTACGAGGTCTTCCACCGCGCGCAGGTCTACGAGATTTGGGATATCCAGACCCGCAAGGTGATCTGGATGGCCGAGGGATACGATGGCCTGCTGGACAAGCAGGACGATCCCCTGAGCCTGCACGACTTCTTCCCGACACCGCGCCCGCTGTATGCCACGCTGACGGACAGCAGCCTCGTGCCGGTGCCGGATTACATCGAATACGAGGAACAGGCCGAGCAGCTTGACCAGTTGACGACCCGGATCAAGTGGTTGACCAAGGCCATCAAGGCGTCGGGCGTCTATAACTCCGCCACGCCTGAAATCCGGCAGATGATGGAAGGCGACGAGAACACCCTGACGCCAATCCGCGATTGGGCGGGGTTTGCCGAAAAGCAGGGCCTGAAGGGCGCTATCGACTTCCTGCCCATCGCCGACATGGCCGCCACGTTGCAGACCCTGATCGAGGCCCGCGCGCAGGTGAAGTCCGACCTTTACGAGATCACGGGCATTTCCGACGTGATCCGGGGCGCCGAGACGGCAAGCGGCGACAAGACGGCGACTGAAATCCGAACCAAGGGCCGTTACGCGACCCTGCGGCTATCCGACCGCCAGATGGCGATGGCCGAGTATGTCCGGGATGTGC